GTTAAATTAGTATGGGGGTAAGAATTATTTTTTGTATATTTAGGCTTATGTATAAACTAAAAGTATTGTGTTATGGAAGAATATTTTTCTGTATATTCTGAAAAGGTAAAAGTGCCTTTGTTTCATGTTTCGTATGAGGTTATTGTCGCTAGTAATATGAAGGATGCTACAGTGCATGCGGAAAGCATGTATCCTGGTTTAAAGTTGTCTCAGTCAAGGACTAGCGGAGCTTTAGGATACTCCTTTCTTCTAAAACATGACGAATTGGGTAATCACTTATGTTTGTTAGTAGGGTTAGCAGGTTCTGATTTTGATGTAGAGGAGCAGCCATCTGTTTTAAGTACTATTGTTCATGAAGCGGTTCATTTGAGTTGGTATATTATGGACATCGTAGGTGTAGAAGTAAATGCTGAGAATAATGAAATACAAGCATATCTTATTGAAGACATTGTTAGAAATGTTAACAAGGTTATAAAGAATGCTGAAAAAAAATTACCTGAAGAACCATTAGATGAATTATAATTTTCTTTTTGATAAAAATATCATAAATTAGAGGTGTCAAATCTTATTTCTGCTTCTAAAGATTGGGCAACGTTTATACATAACTTTGATTCTCGTAAAAAGGTCCTTTCTCAGGGGACCTTTTTTCATTCTTATTTTTTTGATATCTAATTTAAATTAGGTATATTAAAGTATGAGTAAAAACTCATATTCCTTTATATATAAACTTTAAATACATGGGATACGGTAATCAAAATACCCAAGGAAATAGAAAATCTAATTATAACTGGCAATTTTCTATGATTAAAATCATGAATAAAATTCATGATGCGTTAGGAGGAGCTTCAGCAGATTTAAAAAAATTACAGGATCAGGCAAATGATCTTGTAAAAGTTTTTAATTATGATCATCCTGATGATCCTACTTTAAGAAGAGTATCAAGTATAGAATACTCTAGTGTTTCTCTTGGTCTAACTGTTGTAGAAACTTTTACTTATGCTTTGAGTGCAGCTGGTGATTATTACGTAATTGACATAACTTTATCATAAAATGAATATAATAAAAGAAATACTTGGGTTATTTAGAAGAAACACTATAGTAACTCCAGAAGATAGTGACGTTTTAATAGTTGGTAAAAGAAAACCTGGTAACTCTAAAACACCACAAGTAAATGATGCTTTAGTTACTTTTAAAAGTATAAAAGATAGTATTGGAGTAGATGCTACTAACATAGGTGTTGGAGAAGAAGTTTTGCAAACACCTGTTGTTAATAACAGTTTAAAATTTAGAACTCTTAGAGCCGGTTCTAATATTACAATAACACAAAACGCTGATGACATACAAATAGATGCTGCTGGAGGTTCAAGTAGTGGTATATTAGGTATATCAGATGCAACAGGAACTTATACATATTATAATGATATAAATTCAGCTACAAATGCTGCATCTGCTGGTGATACTGTAGAATTCTTTTCAAATATAACAGAGACAGATACAGTATCTTGGGCATTAAAAGCAGGTGTTAATTACAATATGAATGGGTACACCTATACTTTAGATGAACCTACAGGAACAAATGTACTTGATACATCAGGAATTATAACCAATACTGAAGTCCATTTTTGGAATGGTAGAATTAAAAGAAGAGGCTCTTCTGCAATTGGCGGCAATACTACAAATATAGTTCTTTCGACTGGTACTGATATGACAATTTATTTTAATGATTGTATTTTAGAATCTGATAATGGAAAAGTTCTCAAGCTTTCAGGTACTACTAAAATAATAGGAGGAACTTACATTTCACAATGGGCAGGGGGAACTACTACAGGTATGGGAACTATTGATTTAAGTGCAGGAACGGGAAGTGTTACAGATGCTACAATATTGTCAAAAGGAGCATTAGCAATAAGAGGTTTTGGTAGTTGTAGGTTTTTTAATTGTAATATTTATTCACAGAATTATATAGCAGTACAAAGCTACAATGCAGGTTTAGAATTACATAATTGCAGTGTTCATAGTGACGGAAGTGAAGCGGTATCTGGTTCTAATGGAATTTATATTAATACTAAAGCATCTTCAACAGCAAGTGATGGTTTTAGTGTTGGAGGTAAACTTATTGGGTGTACAGGTTATTCAAGCACAAGTGCTGGAATGAGAATTCCTTATACAGGTATGCAATGTTTAGGTTTAAAGGCATATTCTAAATCAAGTTATGCATTTTATGTAGCTTCTGGTACAAACGCTATTTTAAATGGTTGTTTTGGAAAAAGCGATGCAAGTGCAGCTTGTTTTTTTGGAGGCAGTATAGCATCAGGTTGTACTTTTGAAGGAGGTACAACAGCTTCAAGTCACGCAATTATACCTTATTCAGGTTCAAAGGTTTCTATATTTGGATGCACTTTAGTCGTTAATAATACAAGTGCAAATGGAATAGGTGCTTTAATAGCTGTAAATTCAGCTTATGGTAACAATAGTTTTTTAGGAAACCCGACTATACCTGTTAATGCAAGTATAACACAACAACAAGTAACAGTAGCTGATAGTTTTGGAAACATAGTAGCAGATTAATTAACTTAATAAATATTAAAATAAAATGGCAAAAGAATTAATACAAGTTGTCACACAAGATAATCAGCAAGGACAATTTGGACCAATAGAAAAAAGAATTATTGTTCAATATCATGACACAGATACAAATGAACAAGATCAAGTTTTAGTCAATTATGATGATATGACTACAGAAGCTAAAGCTATTTATGACACATTTATTCAGATGTGTGAGGTATACTTAACTGCATAACAATGGCACAAAAATATAATCCTTTATTAGAATTAGGTTTTCAAGAAGTCAGCACTGGTGGTGGAGGTGGTGGAAGTTATACACCTTCTGATGCTTATACAATTCCAGGCGTTACTATAGATTTTTCTGTTAATTCAGTAGGTTCATTAAATGGAAATCAAGGAACTTACGCAGGATGGAGAACAGGTAGGTTATTCAGAATAGAAACACCTGTAAGTATATCTGCTTTAAAAATGAATATTAAAAGTTTATCAACTAATGATCCTGCAAAAGCTTATGCTGCATTATATAAATATGATCCAGCTGCTAAAATTTGGAATTTAAGATTTCAACCAACTGCTGAGTTTGATTTTAGTCCATCAACAGGAGTGACAGGATGGCAAGAAGCAAGATTAGCACTACCACATTATCTTGAACCTGGTTTATATATGAGTACTTTTTTAGCAAATACTACAGGTGGAAGTTGGGGATATGCAACAGGTGCAAGTAGTATAACTGCTGAATTAATGGGTTTTAATCCATCTAATACAAATATGTATTATGGATTAGTACAAACAAGTGGTGCATTTCCTTATGATTTTGCAAATGTACCTACAACATTAACATCTGCTCAAATGTTTCCTGCACCTTATGATGTAGTAGATAGATTTAGAGTACATTTTGAAATAGCATAAATTAATATAAAATGGATTATTATAGAATATCAAAAGACTTTTGGGGTACTATCCAAAAATTTGCAAGTCTTGAAGATGCTCAAGCTTTTGCTGATTCACTTGGTGAAGGGTACACTGCTGAGTTTTATGCACCATTTGTACCACTTACAATTCAAGAAAGGTTGCAAATGGATATGCAGTTCGGACAAGACCTTGTGTTTGTCTTTGTTGAGGACAACAGAATCATGGGTACAACACAAGAACAGAATGATGCTATTCTTGTCAAGTTTAGAGATATTCTTGCCTTTGCTCAAACAGGTGCTATTGAATCAATTAATACGCACTTACCTAATATTCCTGTAGATGAAGTCTTTACACAAGAAAGAAAAGACAAGTACACAGCAATGGTCACCGATTACTTAGCACAGTTTGTATAATGAAAGAGTTTAAGATATTTGGTTTAAAATGTTTTTGTCCAGAAGTGTTAGCTTTCTTAACACTATTTATAGGAGATATAATATCTTCAATATTAGCTATTACATTTTTGATATTTGCTGATACATTAACAGGTATTTGGGCTTCTCTTAAATTAAATATCCCTATTACTTCTAGAAAGGCAGGAAGAATTACTTCTAAATTAATAATCTATCCTTTAGCTATTATTGTTTCTAAAGTAGCAGAGTTTTATTTAACACCAGCGTTACCCTGGATACAAGTTACTTCAGGTATTATAGCTATAGTAGAAGTTAAAAGCATATTTGAAAATATGAGTATTATACTAGGATATGATCTTTGGGAAAAAATTAAACTAGTTCTTTGGAAAGAAAGAGAAATTGCAAAAAAGAATTTAAAAGAAAAAGAATAAATTAAGTTGTTATAAGTAAAACTTGTATAGTTTAAACTTTTTTAGTTATATTTGATATATAATCAAAAAAATTTTAAACGTCATGAGTAAAAACCAACAACAAGACTCTGAGCAAAAACTTACCTCAGAGCAAATTGCACAAATCCGCAAAAACGCAATTACACATTACACAGAAGAAATTAAGTTTTTAGAAGTTCAAAATCAATATGAACAACTACAAGCTGACATTGAAGAGCATAGATTACGTAAGATAATAGCTATAGCTCAACAATCTCAATTCTTTTCTCAAGATGAAGAGACTGAAGAACGCTTACAAGAAGAAGCTCCTGCTCCTCCAGCAAAAAGTGTTAGTAGAAAACTTAAAAAAACAGAATAACTATGAGTGTTATTAAACTAGGATCTTCTGACAGAGCTACTGTTAAAATTATACAGAAAGTTGTAGGTGTAAAGCCCGATGGTATATTTGGTCCCAAAACAATGAATGCTATAGTACATTGGCAAAGACAAAATAATTTAACAGCAGATGGTGTTGTCGGTCCACAAACTATGGAAGCTATGGGTATTTTAGATACAGATCTTAAAAATGTATCTCAATACACAACAGATGAAGGATTAATTATACAAAAACATTTTTTACCTAAAGGAGAATATCTAAAAGAAAGTTATAAAATTCAAAATGACTATGTTTTTTTACATCATACTGCAGGTAACTCAAATCCTTTTGCTACTATTGATTCTTGGGGTAGAGATGATAGAGGTAGAGTAGCTACTGAATTTGTATTAGGTGGGCAGGATCATAAAACTGGAGATGATAGATATGATGGTGTTATGGTACAAGCTTTTCCAGAAGGTTGTCAAGGTTTTCATTTAGGAAAAACAGGTTCATCATATATGAATAAACACTCTGTAGGATTAGAAATTTGTGCTATGGGTTATCTAACAGAAGACTATAAAACTTATGTTGGTTCTCAAGCAATAGAATCTCAGGTATCTAAATTAGAAGAGCCTTTTAGAAAAAGAATTTATTATCATAGATATAGCAATAAACAAATAGAAGCTACAAAAAAATGGCTATTATATATTGCTAATAGAGATAACATAGATATTGATCAAGGTTTAATTCCTTGGATTAAAAAGTTTGGTCCAACCAAAGCTTTTGGTTTTCATCAGGATGCTTTTGAAGGAAAAGTAAAAGGTCTTCTTTCTCATTGTAATGTTAGAAAAGATAAGACAGATGTTTTTCCTCAAGTAGAGCTGGTTGATATGTTGTTATCTATATAAATACAAAGTTATGGCGGAAGCAAATTTAGTGACTAAAAAAGTAAGAATGGGTCACAGAGATATTATTAAATATCAACTCATTACTTATTGTTTTACAAATAAAATACAATTAAGTAGTAATGAACTTAACTGTTTGACTTTATTAGGTGCTTATGGTGAATGCGAGTTAGCAGAATTTTGTAATTCTACTGTTCAAGAAAAAATATTTAAGACACCTCAAACTGTACGTAATTTTTTAAGTAAAGCTTGTAAAATTAAATTAGTTAAAAAAAACGGCTCAAATAAAAAGAAAATCTCTTTAAGTCCTGATTTACAAGTACAGACTAAAGGAAATATAGTTTTAGATTTTAAATTGTTTTATGTTACCAAAGAACAGTAAACATTTTTTACAACCAACAAGTGAAAAACTAAATATGAATCTATCTATGATAGAGGACGTTATTAATTTTTACTATGTTGAATTAAGAAAAGCACTCTCTAATTTAGAGTTTTATAATATACAAGTTGAAAATTTAGGATCTTTTCAAATAAAAAAGAAAGAGTTACCAAAGCTTGTTATGAAATATACTAATCACTTAAATGTTATTCAACCAGATACATTTAATCAGATGGTAATTAAAAAAGATATAGAAGAAAAATTAGAGAAAGTTCTAAATGTTCAAGCATTACTTTATGAAGATATAAAACGTAAACAAGAATTTTATAAAAAAAAGATAGATGGATTTAAAAAAGATATGGAACAATAAAAAACAAATTCTTGAGGGTATTAAGAATAATTTGTTTAAGCAAGAACATATAGAAGAAGTGGCTAGAGAAAGGCATTTAGTTTGCACTGTCTGCCCTAAAATAGATCTTATAGGAGAAAACTGTGAGGTTCCTGGTACAAATCCTTGTTGTGGAAGTTGCGGGTGTAGTTTAGCATTCAAACTAAGATCCTTATCTTCTTCTTGTCCTGAAGGTAAATGGGATGCTGTTGTAACAGAAGAAATAGAAGATCAAATCAATAATCAAATCAATAATATGTAAAATGGAATTAATATTTAAAGCAGATAATCATACTTATGAAAGTAAAAACAATCCTAATAGCAAATGGTTAAGTACTACATCTTTAATATCTCTTTTTAAACCACATTTTGATGCAGACAGTATTGCATTGAAATCTTCTAAAAATAAAAAATCCAAGTGGTATGGAATGGATCCAGAAAAAATAAAAGAAATCTGGAACAATGAATCTCATAGGGCGGTATCTTTAGGAAGTTGGTATCATGATCAAAGAGAAAAAGAACTTTTAATGTGTGAAACAATACAAAGAAGTGGTATTGATTTACCTATTATACATCCTATAGAACAAGATGGCGTAAAACATTCTCCTGTTCAAGCTTTAACTCCAGGTATATATCCAGAACATTTTGTTTATTTAAAATCAGCAAGAATATGCGGTCAAGCAGATAGAGTTGAAGTTGTAGGAGATAAAGTAAATATCTATGATTATAAAACAAATAAAGAAATAAAAACTAAAGCTTATGTAAACTGGGAAGGTAAAATGTCTTGTTTAAATGGTCCACTGTCTCATGTAGGTGATTGTAATCTAAATCATTATGCTCTGCAATTAAGTATTTATATGTATATTATACTTAAGCACAATCATACTTTAAAACCTGGTATAATGCAGATACATCATGTTTTATTTGAAGTAGAAGATACTGATGATAATGGTTATCCTTTAGTAGCAACAGATGCAATAGGTGATCCTATTATAAAAGAAGTTATTCCTTATGATTTACCTTATATGAAAAAGGAAGTTAACGCCATTATAAAATATTTAAAACTACATCCAGAAGTTTATGATTAAGTTATTAGATATAGAAAACAATGTAGTTAAGCCTACTGAGCATTGTCAAATGATTAAATGGTTAAGCGTTATTCAAGAAAAATATCCTGAAAACGCATTAAAAATATATGCTTACATATTTTACATGTGTTGTCCAAGTCAAGAGAATCCTTATTTTAATATGCAAATTGAATTAAGAGAAGATGTTATAATAGATGACTTAGGCATTGATTTTAGTTTAGAAGAAGATGAAATAATAACAGCAGTAGAAAAAGCTACAAGCATGTATGAAACACCTACAGTAAGAGCATACAAAGGTATTACAACTATGTTAGATAATTTAACAGAGTATATGAGTACTACAGTTGTTACAGCAGGTAGAGATGGTAATATAAATTCTCTGCTTAGAATAGCTAAAGAATTTGATGCTATACGTCAATCATACAAAGGCGTAGCAAAAGATTTAGAAGCAGAACAAGAATCTCATGTAAGAGGAGGTCAACAATTAGGTTATGATCAGATGTAAAAACTATGAGTGAAATCTATGAAGATATACCTGTTTATGAAAACAATGAATGGACAACAATAAGTTTTAATTCAAGAAGAGAGCTATATGAGTATGTAAAATCTACTTTTAAAGAACCTGGTCAATATGAGTTTGATGAAACGGCACAGTTATTTAATGAACAAGCAAGACTTTTTAGAAAACAAGGTGACGTATATTGTATGGCTCCTTTTAGAAGCAAGGATTTTGTAAAATACTGGGATTTTGAAAAGCAAAAGTCTAGGAAAGGTGTATTCTTTAAGAATAATAATAAGATATGGTACTTACCAAGAGACTATTATTTCTGGATTAACTTTCTTCCAATCTATGATAAAATGAAAAAGAAGTTTGATTTTCCATTAGTTTGGGATGTACAACTTCATATCTCTCTTTATGAGTGTTTAGCAGAACTAGATTATAAGCATGCTTCTATTTTAAAGAAACGTCAGATAGCCTCTTCATATTTTCATATGGGTAAACTTATAAACCAAATATGGTTTGAAGAAGGTCCTATATTAAAGATAGGTGCTAGTTTAAAAGATTATATTAATGTAAATGGTAGTTGGAAATTCTTAGATGAATATAGAGCTTTCTTAAATGGGAGTACTGCTTGGTATAGACCTATGAATCCTGGTAAAGTTCTTACCTGGCAACAAAAGATTGAGGTTACAAAAGGAGGTAAGAAAAAAGATGTAGGTTTAAAAGGTATGATGCAAGGTATGTCATTTGAACAGTCTGCTACAAAAGGTGTAGGTGGTCCGTGTACTTACTTTTTTTATGAAGAGGCTGGTATTGCTCCTAGTATGGATAAAACTTATGAATATGTAAGACCTGCAATGCAAGCTGGAGAAATAACTACAGGTATGTTTATAGCAGCAGGATCTGTGGGTGATTTAAAAGATTGTGGACCATTAAAAGATTTTACATTATATCCTAGACAAAATAACATATATCCTGTAGAAACAGATCTTATAGATGAAACAGGTATGAGAGGAGAGTCAGGTTTATTTATTCCTGAACAATGGGGTATGCCGCCACACATTGATGAGCATGGTAATTCTTTAGTAGAACAAGCTTTAGAAGCAATAGATGCCATGTTTAAAAAATGGAAAAAAGAATTAAGACCTAACTTGTATCAATTAAGAATATCTCAGCATCCTAGAAACATTAAAGAAGCTTTTGATTTTAGAGAAGAGTCTGTCTTTCCATTAAATTTGGTTGCAGATCAAGAAAGAGAAATAAATGAAGGAGCTTATCCTTATGAAACAGTAGATATACAGGAAAAGCCTGACGGTTCTTTAAGAGTTAAAAAAATATCTAAAGCTCCAATTACAGAATTTCCTGTCAAAACAAATGCAGAAGATAAAACAGGAGCTATTGTAGTTTGGGAAAGACCTGATAAAGATCCTGAGTTTGGAACTTATTACGCTTCTATTGACCCTGTTTCAGAAGGTAAAACAACTACGTCAGATTCATTATGTTCTATTTATGTTTATAAAACCGCTGTAAATGTTACACGGCATACAGAAGATAGGATAGAAAATTTTGTAGAAGGAGATAAAATTGTAGCTGCCTGGTGCGGGCGTTTTGATGATATTAATGAAACGCACAAAAGACTCAGACTTATAATAGAATGGTATAACGCTTGGACTCTTGTAGAAAATAACATATCTCTTTTTATTCTTTACATGATAAAGGAAAGAAAACAAAACTATTTGGTTCCAAAAAACCAAATGCTTTTCTTAAAAGAAGCTCAAGCAAATAAAACTGTTTATCAGGATTATGGTTGGAAAAATGCAGGTACTCTATTTAAAAATCATCTTTTAAGTCATTTAATTGAGTGGCTAAAAGAAACTATAGATGAAGAAATAGATGATGAGGGAACTATTATAAAAAAGCATTATGGTATACGAAGATTACCAGATCTTATGGCTTTAAAAGAAATGCAGGCTTACAGACCAGGTGTAAATGTTGACCGTATTGTATCTCTAGCAGCTCTTATAGCTTTTGTTAAAATACAAGATTCTAATAGAAAGACTAAAGTTAGAGTTGAAAATGAGATTCCAAATAAATTGGAAAATTCACAAAATTTGTATAAATTAAAGAGTACCCCTTTTAGAAATTTAGGTAGAAAAAAGTCTAACTTAAACTTCAAAAAAAAGAGGTCACCTTATAAAAGACTACGTTAATGAAAATATATAACGCTCTTGATTTAAAGAAAGGAAAAAAAGCTGAAACTAAAAGGTTGTGGGCAGTGTCACAACCTTTACAGTTTATTCCTAAAAAAGAAAAAGATACAGACTGGTGCGCATGGAACATGGACTGGTTAGAGTGGAATGGCATTAAACAAATTAGAAGAAATGCTAGAAGACTCATGAAAAACTATAAGTTAGCAAAAGGTCTTATAGATAAAACAGATTATATTGTAGAAGAAGATAATGAAATGTTAGAGATTGTTGATCAATTAGCTATTGATGATGAAGCTCCAGCATTAGATTTAAAATTCTATCCAATTATACCTAATGTAATAAATACATTAGTTGCTGAATTTGCAAAAAGAAATACTAGAGTATCTTTTAGAGCTGTTGATGAGTTTACTCATAATGAAATAATGGAAGCTAAAAGAGCAGAAATAGAAAGTGCTCTAGTAAAACAAGCTGAGTTAAAGTTATTAGGAAAAATGATAGAGCAAGGAATGGATCCTCAAGATCCTGAAGTTGCTAAAATGATGCAAGAACAGCTTAGTTTAGATAATATAAAAACACTACCTGAAATTAATGAATTCTTTTCTAAAGACTATGAAGTTATAGCTGAAAAATGGGCTTCTAAACAAATGCTTATTGATGAGCAAAGATTTAGAATGGATGAGTTAGAAGAAATGGCTTTTAGAGATTCTCTTATTACTGATAGAGAATTTTGGCATTTTAAGATGTTAGAAGATGATTACATACCTGAAGTTTGGAATCCAGTACTAACATTCTACAATAAATCACCTAACTGCAGATATATATCTGATGGTAATTGGGTTGGAAAACTAGATATGATGACTGTCCCTGATGTAATAGATCATTATGGATGGTTAATGAATGAAGAACAGCTAGCTTCATTACAACAGTATTATCCTATTAGTGCAGCAGGTTATCCTATTACAGGTTATCAAAATGATGGTACATTCTATGATGCTACTAAATCTTATGATTGGAACGTAGGCTCTCCATCACTAAACTATAGACAATTAACGTCTATGAGAGA